TGCATTGCAGTTAGGGCAGCTTAGATTTGTTTCAAGTAGATAACCTTCATCGACCTCTTCAATGTCGTGGTCTCCACCCCATATTAGTTTTGTGTTACAGTGCCAACAGTTCATATTAGCCCTCACATGCAATACATTCCACTTCATCAAGTTTGATACGTGGAATTTTAATATTAACATTCTCTGTACTTCTTGCAGCATTAGACCTAAAGTAATACAAAGATTTTAATTTGTTTGCACCATACCAATGAACATCATTGACATACTGTAAGTATTTATCATGTACTTCTTGAGGCTCAGTAGCACTAGGTATCGTAAAGAATAAATTAACAGACTGTGACTGGCAGATAAACTCTTGACGTTTGTATGCATGTTCAACAATCCATATCTGATTTATTTCATTGGCTGTTTTAAATATTTCTTTTTCATCATCCGTAAGAATATCTAGATGTTGAACAGAACCTTCGTGTGCAAAAATATCTTTCCAAACTTTTTCAAGTTCTTCACCTTTCAATCCTTTCTTCTTGAGAAGCTTTTCTAGGTATCTGTTCTTTACTTGGTACGTTCCCGAAAGAGTCTTGTGCGAATAAACGTTAGCACGGTATGGCTCAATCGAAGGAGACGTGCCACCACAAATGATACTGCTAGAAGCATTAGGAGCAACAGCCAAAAGGTGAGCATTCCTAAGACCAGTGCCACTAATATCAGGAGCCTCACCACGTTCTTCAGCGAGTCTACGAGAAGCTTCCAAGGCTCTGTCTTTAATATGTTGAAAAGCTTGATGGTTGAATCCCGTAGCGAAGATACCCTCAAAAGGGATGTTATTCTTTTGAAGATATGCATGGAATCCCATTGCTCCAAGACCCACCGACCTTTCTCGGTAAGCAGAGTAAGCAGATTTCGTAAAGCCTTCTTGACCTTTTTTGATATGTTTTGTAAATCGTTTGAAGTTTGCATTGTATTCTCCTAGAGTGTTTGTGTCCACAGCATTATCAATAAAATGTTGTAGTACATTATCCAACATAGTTATTAAATCATTTATAAACTGTTCGTTCTTTGACCATTCATCATAGTGTTCTAAGTTTACACTTGACAAACAACATACTGCTGTTCTTTCTTTATTGGTAGGTAATGTAATCTCAGAACATAAATTACTTTGTTTTATTTCCAATCCTAAATCTTTTTGTTTCTGCGGTAAAGCTTTGTTACAATTATCAAGATTGACAATATAAGGCTCACCAGTTTCAGCACGTGCATTAATTATTTGAAACCATAAATCACGGGCATTAACAATCTTAACAGCTTCTTTAGACTTAGGGTCTATCAATCTCCAGTCTGCATCTTCTTGTACAGCCTTCAAGAAAGCATTCGTAATGTTTACTCCATTATGAAGATTTAAAGATTTTCTATTTATATCACCACCGGATTCTTTTCTGATATTTAAAAACTCTTCAATCTCAGGATGGCTAATATCCATATAGGCTGCATAAGAACCACGTCTTGTTGTTCCCTGTGGGAAAGCCAACATCAAAGAATCAACTACATGAATGAAAGGAATTGAACCAGTAGAACGACTGCCACTAGAAGTAGGTGTACCATTACTCCGAATATTTCCCCAGTATCCACCAATACCTCCACCATTAGTTGAGAGCCATATGTTTTCCTCAAAGTGCTTAAAAAGCCCATGCCGATTATCAGATACATAATTAAGGAAACAGCTAATAGGAAGCCCACGACTGCTTCCCCCGTTACTAAGTATAGGAGTGCTAAACATGAACCAACAATTGGAACTGTAGTCATAAAGTCTCTGAGCAAGTTCATAATCAGTGACCTTTTTGTAGGTTGCTCCGAAGACTGAGGCTCTTGCGAATGCTTCTTGGGCATGTGTTTCTCCTTTAAAATTTTCTTTTGTATTTGCTGGTAAAAGATACCTACCATTTAAAGTATCAAGACTAAACTTATCAAAGTTTTTTTCTCTATCATAATCAATCTTGATACCTAGATATTCTTTTATTCCAATCTTATCTTCCATTACCTGTCTCCATGTCGTGAACATAAAGCATTATTATAGCATAGTGTAATATTTTAAGCAAGTCTTTTCTATTCTTACCTTCTTTATTACCATATCTTTTTGCATACTTCATTATATTACCCAACGAAAAACCTTCGCCATGTCCGCTATCAATGATAACATCCGTTGCTTGATACTTATCTGATGCATAGTGTTCACCATAAGTATTATTAATATAATTTGTAAGTTCTTTAATAAGTTTATCTTCATTAAATTTATAATTAATCTTTTTCATTTATCCACTCCTTGGGTAAATTATCTTCTTTATACCATGTAAATCCATTTTTCTCAGCCCACTCAGCATGAGTTCTTTTTGTTCCATCCTTTCTAGGTTTTGCCTGTGGCATTGGTGCATAAGGATTAGAAAAAAGAAACACTAGTTCCTGAGAAGAACTCAAGTACTTCTTTATCCATTTATATTTGTTATACTCATTGTAATCCCAAAAGCGACCTTTCGCTTCTATAAGATATTCAATGCCATTGATGGTACGAACAAAGTCCGGCTCATACGTGTGTTCTACTTTATATTCTATAGATGGTCCATGATGGTTCCAAGACTTTAATATAGTAGAGTGGAGTTTATATTCCCAGTTTGAATCGTAACCTTTTGGTACATCCTTTTCAACTGGTCTAACCTTTCTAGGTTTTCTATATCCCCTCATTATATTATATCGTTATGTGTAATTTTGTCAATGGGCTTATACTTTAAAAGTTGTTTAATTTTCTTTTGAAACCATCTTGGTGTGTAAGATGAAACCATAAGTCTTTTATTAGCATATATATGTGTTTGTTCAGGTAAATATTTTTTATAGTTTTTAACTGATACTTTCTTTTGTTCTTCTTCTATAAGCATAGTCTTTAACCATGCTATAAGAAAATCAATTGATTTTTTTCTAATCTTTTTTGCTTGTTTCCCATTCATAATACTTCCTCTACATTAGGTTCTTTAACAATCTCAGTAAAGTATATAGGACCTTTAGCATAATTAAATACCCTTAAACCTTTACCATTATTAGATTCTTTGTGACACTCAAACTTATGTGGACACCACGTACATTCTCTTGGCAGTTTCATATTACCTGCTTTACCTTCAGCTACAGGGATGTAACAGAAGTCAGGCGGTGTGTCTTGCTTCATTAAAGCTTTTACATTTTTTATTTTATTTTTAATGTTTGGCTTTTCCATATCATCAGGAATGTAAGTAGTAAGCTCACCTGTTTCTTTATTCATTACTAAGAAACCACCATTAGAAGTCTTTTGAGCTTCCTCATAACCTGCAAGTTGTGAAAGATACCCAAAAGCATCATCATCAGAAAGAGTTCCTTCTTTAAACTTTTTAAATGCAAAGCCTGATGCAGTCTTAACATCCATAACCTCACCATCAATCACACAATCCATGTGACCTTTGATTCCAGAAACTGATATTTCTTTCTGTTCGTCTGTAACAGTATGCCCTGCAAGTCGAACAAAGAAAAGAATAAGAACTTCTAAGAGATGTCCATAAAGAAATTTAATGTGAAGATGAGGGGGAAGTTTTTCTTGGGTATCTGATTCAGAATGCATGTCATACCACAAACGTCTTTCAGGTTTTCCAATATTAGACATACGTAGTTTTTCTTTATTGTCTCTGTTCTGTGGAATAGACCAATGCCTTAGAGCATCAGCCATTGCATCACCGAAATCTTTGTAAGTCTGTTCAGATATCTTTAAAGCATTGCCTTCAGAAAGCTCGTCTATTTTTGCATAGATATCTTCGACTAATGTATTAATTGTTTTTTTCGCCATCCTCTAACTCCTTGAAAGCTTTTATTACATCGCTTGAAAAAAGCTTTTGTAAGTTTACTAAAAACATTTTACTTGCATTGTGGTCACCACCTGAAACTGATTTAAAGTAATCAAGCTTGTCTACAATTTTTCGTAAAACATCTGTTTTAAAAACCAATGTGCAATACTCATTGTCGCCAACACATAAGTTATGAAACCAATAATCTGATTCAGTTGCTCTAATACCTGATGGTTTCTTCCAAGATTCATATTCAATAGCTATGTTTCCTGTCTTCATCCACATACCACGTTCAGATTTAACTTCAATCTTTTTACCAGTGAGCATTTCTGCTACTTTATTTTCTCTAATTGTACCATATTCTAGGTCAATGTCAAACTTTTTTCTATCTTTTTTAGCAGGTTTCATGCCATCTAACTCCTTTATTATATTCTATTTCATAATGATTATGTTTTTTATACTCTAATGCACAATGATGGCACATTATATCAGGCACATCATGCTGTCCATCTCCTCTATGAGACCAGTGTTCGTAAGAAACACAGTAATCAGAATAAACATAGACAGTTATACCACAATTATAATTTGTAGGAATAAAAAACTGTTCCCACATTTCGCTGAATAATTCGCTTTGTCCGTTATCCATTTTATCACATAGACATTTA